TCATCGGTATCTCCTTCTATCCATTTTCTGTAGACGTTTCTTTGCAGCAGCCTGAATATTCTTCATATTTCCCGGCTTAGGGGAATTACCGGGGCGACCATAACGAGCGTGTCCTCTAGAGAAGATTCCTCGAAAAGAACGAGGATCGTTTATATTCTTGACCCGGGGCATTTTCATTATGCAGCCTCCAAGGCCTCTAGCCGAGCTTCTAACTGTGCAACCTTAGCCAGAGATTGGGTTCTAAACAACTCAAATCTTCTATCCATTGCTTGCAGCGCTGAATGAAGGACCGGGACCATCTTAGAGTAATCCATTTCCCAACCTCTAAAATTAGGGTCATCAGCGGGAAGGTTATTACCAGGACTGACTAAACCAATCCTAGTTGAAAGTGGCCATGCAGCTGCTACTCTTTGTGCAATATACCCCAATGACGCTTGTCCATCCTCTTTCCATTCAAATAGCATGGGTTCAATACGACGCATCAAGTCTAATGCTTGGGCATCAGGTACTGGACGAATGTTATCCTTAGCTTCCTCGTCGGAAGATGTATTGTAAGCGACAGTAGTAGCTGTTGCAATAGTAATGCTGCCAACAGTTACCTGGGATGAAACAGCACCGCCAGAACGACGGAAAAGAATGTATACGCCACCTGTATCTGAAACAGGAGCTTTAGCTCTACAAATTGATAGGTTTGAAGAAAGCACACCATGTGCTGAGTCATCGGCAAAGTATGTGCTCATAAAAGCTGCGTCATCTCTAATCAAAACCCCAGTACCGCTTACTGGGTCATTACCCCACCTTAAATCTCCTTCCATTATATCGCCAGCTACATTAACCTTATCGTTAGCTAGCTTAACATCAGTCACAGCGCCATTAGCAATTTCAGATGTACCAATAGCGTTAGCGACAATATTAGCAGCCGTTATAGTATTGTCACCAATTCTATGTTGATGGTCTGCTCTAGCAGGGAATTTAGATACACCAGCAGAAGATACTCCACCTGTAGTAACAGCAATATCTGCATTAGTAGGAACTGGAAGAGCTTCTCCCATCCAATGTTTATCTGGATCGGTATGCTCCCTGATAGTTAGGAATTCTTCTTCGAAACCAGATTCGGTATCAGACATTATGCGACCTGTTCTGCTACGTCAGACAGCGTATCTTGAACAAGAGCTACTTGCTTCAATTTGATTTGAGAATCGGCCGCTTGAAGTTCTGCACGGAAGTTTAGAGCAGCACGGCGGAAGGGGAACATTCCAGGAAACTTCACGTAGTTTGAGGCATTTCCTACAGTAAAGTCTTGAAATTCTCTACCCTCAATTTCAGTGTCTGCATCTACTGTATAGTCAATATCCCAGGAGGTACTAAAACGGTGCTCCGCATCACTACCAAACACTTCAACAATGCCCATCTTCGCCTGTTTCAAACGGAATGGATTTCCGCCGTCAAAGTGCTTCGTCTTAAGGAAGATTCCTACAGGGTTCTCTCTTGCCGTATTAGACCGATCGACATACTGATCTACCCCGCCGTCCATGATTAAAAGCTGACCTACAGCATACTGAGCAGTCGTTTCGGTAGAATCGGTGACCAAAACAAAGACATATACAGTAGGGTCGTTATTGAGATAAGTAGGAATCTTATCCGTAGTAGACCAAATGGTAGCGTAATTCTCGGGGAGTTCTCCTAGTTCATTACGATTGATGTTCCATTCTGTCCAGGCGACTGGGTCCAACTTGGAATAGAAAACCCTACAGTTCTCTTTGTCATAATAACGATCGTCTGACGTCTTATGTTTTCCAATAGAAACTATCATGCCGTCTTCATAAGAGACGATTGAATGGGAGCGCTGTCCCTTAGCTAAGAACCACTGATCCTCAATGGTTCCGGAGAGTTTCTTAATGGAGAGGGCGTTTGTAGCCCAAACGCCCTCAGTATTGACGTAGTAGATAATCCCCTTCGATTCAAAGGCAGCCTGCCTAGTCGTACAGATGGACTTCGAGTCAAGAACACGAAGAAGCCAAGAAGCTGGAGCGCCTTCAACAAGGAGAGTAAAGAGGCCGTTTGAAGTAAAGACAATTAGCCTATTACCCAGTGGAACGACCTTTTTAATTGCCCCAGCACCATTTGGCCCAACAAAAGAAACAAAATTAGAAGCAAATGCCCAAGTTTCTGGTTGACCGCCTGTAGTAGCAATATCTGTAAAAAATAGTTTATGACCACTACCCCCACCTCCCATCGCCCACATTCTATCTGTAAAGACAAAAAGCCCTCTTAGGGTTCCTGCGGCAGTAGAAGCTATAGCAGAGGATGTAATTACGTCAGTAGCCCAGTTAATGTTGGTGATCTTAAATACACCATTGGCCCATCGAGAGTAATAGATTGTTCCATTGTATTCGCAGATTCCAATGCAGGGGTCTGTAAGAACGGCTGAAATGAAACCATCATTAGCATCAGTGGCCCCAGCAGCACGAACAAGATTTAATACTGGGGAATTCAATCCGGCCCCTGGAACAGCTAATCCTCTACCTCCCCAAGCAAAAGCCACTTTTGAAGAATCTCTGGCCCAGGGATCGATAATAGAGAAGATGTTCATATCATCCGAAAAAGTAGTGGATGCACCAGGAAGTGCTTGCCTAGAGCCAGGGGCAATTTCTAGAACTTTCCAGTCGAACGACAGTCGCTTTATTCCAATCCTATTCTCAACTGAGTCACCTGTAGCCACCAGGTTGTAACAGACAGGAGAAAACCCGTCTGGAATATTGGAAGAAAGCTCGGCGGAATACATACCCGATCCGATTTCAATCGGGTAGATTTCTTCGCCGGGTACATCAGAGGCTAAGGCCATTAAAATTCCTCATAGTCTAAAGGATCAGGAATCTTATAAATAGCCACATCAGCCCCATCAGATTCTTGGTTTCGCTTACCCATGTTCTTATCAAACTGCTCTTGAAAGTGGAGCGATTTGGGTAAGTTGCCACGCTTTTCATTCGCCCTAGCCATGACGAAATTAACCAAGTCTGTATGCCAATTCTCAGGAATAGACAGGGTCATAGGACTAGGCGGTGGACCAACTATAGGGGTGGGTAGTTTATTGTATTCGATTGTAACCGTTTCAGCCGTTTCGGCTACAGGCCAGAGATAGATCTTTTTATCTGCAATGTACCAGTATTTAGGACTACCTACAGAAGTCGTACTAAATCCTAGGATATCCAGCCCATTTCTAGTAGTTGGAAATAGAGCACGGTCTCCAATATCAACCCTACGAATGGTTATATTGTCGGTGATGTCCGAAGGAAAGGATGTTGAGGGATATGCGGTTTCATGGACGTTTCCGCCGTTTTGACGAATGACTTCCATTTCCCCCGCATAAATCCAACGATAGACGTCAATGTCAGTAATGATGACATCGTACTCATCTCCGAAGTCCCGTTTGACTCTAGCTACGATTTCTTCAACTAACATTAGCCACCAGTTCTCTCGGCGGGCCTATCATCATAGAAATGAATTATCTCACCGGTCTGGTCATCCTTGACAGTATAATGGGATTTGATCCCCATAATATGGGCCACCTTATCGGCAGTTTCCAGACGACGTTCTTTATAGCGAGCGGCGGTATCATCCCTAGCCTTTTGCTCGAACTTAAGCAGATCATCATAGGTCATGAATTTCTGTGTGTCAGCCATTCTAATTCGTTCTAACAGTCTGTTGTCTAACTCCCAAGCTGTTAGAACGGGGCGCATATGTCCGTCCTTGCATTTCTCGGCAACCATATAAGGTGCTTCTGCTAATCCGTCAGTATGATCTGGATCAACATACAGAAGATAGAGATTAGGATCGTATTCAGCAATTGCTTCCGCTATGCGAAGGGCGTCTTTCTCTACGATCTGTCCAGCAAGAATTGCATAAGGGACATTTGGCCCTGGATCAAAATAATCATCTGACACGGCGTCTACGAACTTTCTTTCTTTTCTTTGGCTTCTTGTATCCCTGGGCGTGTCCATATTTATGGACCCATTTTCGAGCAATCTCTGGAGCATTTGCAAACATTGCACGCTCTTGTTCTGGATTCTTGAACGGCATAAAAAGAAAGCCTCCTACCCTTACGAGTAGGAGGCTTTCTTGCGGTGAAATGCTATCAGGATTCAGTGATGTTTGTCATCTTTGCGTGAGCGTTTCTTTGGTGAGTTCCCAGATTCCAGTACTGCTTAAGGAGTGCTTCCCAAGCATCGAAGTCGGTAACCCACTTAAGGACTGAGTTGTCCTGATCCTGCCAGTGCCACTTCTTGTCCCGCCAAATCTTCAATTCCTTCTCATTGAGGAAGAACATTTGCTTTGCGGGAGCATCCGGGTCAGCAACTACAGGGAGGTCCTTTTCGCCGTACATGAACGAAAGACCAGTCAAACCGCCGTTGAAGGTCTTAGGCTCATTGAAACGACGAAGAGAAGTCATCAGGTTCCAGTAAGAACGACGCACTCCGAGCGATGCAAGAATGACGGTAGGAATTTTTCCGGAGACTTTCCGAACATCATCCACACGTGCAATCATTGCAAGCTCAGTAAGAGCAGTCGTTGATCCATCTTCTACTGACTTCCACCGAGAAGTTGTTGCTGGGTCCAATCCGTGAAGTGATCCAGTCGAATCGACGATCTTGTTAATGCCATGAGGCTCCTTGTTGTAGTTTCCTACACGGGAAACGTAGTTTCCGATCACTGCACCAGCAACTGCCGAATCGACAGTAAACGTAGTAGCAGTATCAACAGAAACAACTCGACGGTTTCCACCGCCAGAAACCGGAGTTCCTGCGGCGTGAATGTCGATCATCATTTCCTCTTCGATCCAGTCGGTAGAATCAACTGTGATCGTTGTAGATGCGGAGTTTGCTGTCACCCTAGCACGAATACCAGAAGCAATTGCAGCGTCCACGTGCCCATAAAAGACACGGTTCTCATCTTTCAGGACATCGTCCTTTGCGCCATCCATTTCCAAATCCATTGCGGACGAAAATGCCTGACGATCGGATTCTGCCAAGTCGATGATTTGCCCCGTCAAACGAATACGCTGATATCCGTAACGGAGAGTTTCTTGGGCAGCTTTCAATCCCTGCCTACCGGCGGGAGCAAGAGCCACGTTTTCATCACGGTACGAAATACCGTGGTTTCTAGAAACTCGAACAGGGAAAGTAACGTACTTTCCGCCGACAGCATCGGTTTTTGTACCTTCTGCCGTCTGTTCGATTCGTTTCATTGCAACCCGCTCATCGGCGAGTTGGTCGTTAATGTTACCCTCGTAGATTTCCTTGAGGACGGCATTAACAGTGGTCAGGGTTGCAGACAATGTTAATCCTTTCTATTGCTGCGCAGCTTCGAGAAATGCCTCGACAGCTTTCTTCCTATCGCTACCACGAAGTTTATTAACATCAACCTGACCATTAGGAACTCCACCCTGACCTCCCATTGTCTTAGGGACTTGTCTTGGAGTTCTTTGGCTGTTTTTGCTAAACACTTCGTTGTAAGCCTTTACTGCTTCGGGAACGCTTTCGTGTCTGGACAACATCAAAACCATGATGTCCTCATCGAAGTCACCCAACTGATTATGCATGGTTTCGAGGAAGTCGTCAAGTTGGGCTTGTTGCTCAGATTGTTCCTGTAGGGCTGCTTGTTCTTCTCGCCATTCCCTAATTTCTGTTACGTCTTTTTCGATGTTTTGTCGCCAAACTTCATCTGGATCGGGCTCTTCACCTTCTTCGTATTCAAGTTCTTCGTTCATTGCATCCTCTTCAATTTGGAGAATTCTTGCGAGATTCTCATCGAAATCATCTCCGTATGCATCCTCATAAGCCTTCCACATCAAGCGGAAAACATCATCAGGCGTATCCTTAAGTTTCCGAGCAACTGCAATATATTGTTGAGCTTCCTCATAGGGAATCCCAAGAGATTCCCAAGGCTTCAACTTCGCTGCATTCTCTTGAAACTTTTGTGTTGCATGCTTTTCCCACTTCTGCAAATAAGGCGCAACAATTGACCGATGGTCAGGTGCTACCTCATTTAGAATTGGGTTCCCATTTGCTTCTGATCCAGAGACAACTTCATCTGTCTTTGATTCCTGGACGTCGCCGTCTGAACCAAAACTTA